TTGTACCGTTTGTCAATGAATTTGTATCACTTCAATCAGAAGTGATTTTCGTGTCTTCATTCATAGTTGTTCATGATTCTCTAATTTATTATTGCAAGTGTTTCAATCTTTGTGATTCACAACATTTTCTGAATCTAAAGAAACGCAAGAAAAAGAGCATAAAACAACTCTATGCAATAAATATCATTTTCTTTTTCAGTTTTTTACAAGATTTACTGACTGATATAAATCAAAAAACAGTGTTCGTAGTTCAAGTTGACAACAACAAAGACTTATCAGACGCAAAGAGATACGGAGCGCTTCGAGCAGTATTCGGTAACCCAAAGAAGCCGTATCATACACCTGACATGGTTTCTAAAGCTCGTAGAGTTTTAAAAGACTGGAGAGCAGGAGATTATTTATTGATGATCGGCGATCCTACGCTTTGCGGCGTTTGCATGTCGATTATAACTGAGTTAGATGATACGGTTAATGTGTTGAGTTGGGATCGTAATTCGTTTCAATATGTACCTCAACACTGGGAAATGTTTAATAGTGGTAATTTTAATGATGAAACAGCGGACGACTAACCGCTTCAATTAGAGGAGAACAAACATGTCAAATTGGCAAGAAACGCTCAGAAAGGGCAAACAAGATGTCCCCGCTCGTATTTGTATATACGGCGGACACGGTATCGGTAAATCTACTTTAGCGAGTAAATTTCCTAATCCTATTTTCATAAGTACAGAAGACGGCTTAGACTCACTTGATGTCGTCAGTTTTCCGCGTGCAAACACGATAGAAGACGTCGTTGAAAGTATTAAAACGTTGATCAAAGAAGATCACGATTTTAAAACGGTCGTCATTGACTCAGTAGACTGGTTAGTAGAACCGTTAATCACTCGTAGTGTTGAGTCAAGTCATGACGCAAAAGATCTCGCATTCGGCAAAAGTCAAATGTACGTTGCTGAAGAGTTCCGTGAAATACTACAAGGTTTAGACGCATTACGTGCAAAGCGCCGTATGAATGTAGTTTTGATTGCTCATGCTGCCGTTGTTAAATTTGAAGACCCTCGCACTGAACCGTACGATCGTTATCAACCCAAGTTACCTAATCGCTGTAACGCCTTGTTACAAGAGTGGGCAGACGTACTTGCGTTTGCTGCATTTAAAGTGATTATTCGTAAATCTGATGCAGGTTTTAATGCTCAGAAATCACGCGGCGTTACTACTGGTGAGAGACTGCTTCACTTTGTAGAAAATCCCGCGTTTGCTGCAAAAAATAGATATTCATGTCCTGAAGATATTGAGATGACTATCGAAAATCTTGAAAAATTATTACCAATCATTAAATAACTAGGAGCACATATCATGGCTAAATTTGGATTTGACGTAACAGAAGTAACACCAGACACCGGCGCACAAGGTTCATTTGAACCAATCCCTGCAGGAGAGTATTTTCTAAAAGCTGTAGAAGCTGAAGAGAAAGCTACTAGCAAAGGAGACGGCTCATATATTAAAGTTAAATTTGAAGTTGTTAAAGGTGAATTTGAAGGTAGATTGATTTGGCAAAATTTTAACATTAACAACCCTAGTGAGAAAGCACAGCGTATAGGTCGTCAGCAAATCGTAGCTTGGGCTGCTGCATGCGGTAAACCAGACGCAGACGACACTGATAAGTTACTTGAAAAACCGTTTAAAGCAGATGTCGCGATTGAGAAAGGTAATAATGGTTATGCTGACGGTAACCGTATCAACGCTTTTTTGTTTGAGTCAGCAGCAAAACCCGCGCCGAAAGCAGCAGCGCCTGCTCCCGCCGCAAAAGCTGGTAATCCTTGGGATTAATTTAGCTTCAGGAGAGAGGGCATCGCCCTCTCTTTTTATAACTTAGGAGACACGACATGGTAGCTATACCAGTAAAACCAGAACTAGACGTTATCAATCGCATTTACGCCGGTTATGAGTTAGAAGACAGAAAACCAGACATTTACCTCGGCAGGCTCGGGTCATCGTTTATAGGTGAAGAATGTCCGCGTAACATATGGTTAGACTGGCGAGGATTTAACCGAAAAAACTTTGAAGGTAGAATGCTTAGGTTGTTCGGTACAGGGCACTGGCAGGAAGATAGAGTGGTTCAAGATTTGAGACGCGCTGGGTATCAAGTTTGGGACAAAAATGAAGAAACCGATAAACAATTTGAGTACACAGACAGCAGTAAACATTTTATAACTAAAATTGATGGTATAATTAAAGGTGTGAGCGGTTACGATGACGCTATGTTACTTGAAATCAAAACTCACAATAAAAAGAATTTTGAATCAGTAGTAAAGAAAGGTGTTAAGTCTGAAAAACCTCTACATTACGCTCAAGTTCAAATCAGTATGAAACTAGCTAATTTTGACAGAGCGCTTTATATAGGTGTGTGTAAAGATGATGAGAAACTACATGTTGAAATTATAGAAAGTGACGAGGTCGAGCAGGAAAAATTACTCAAAAAAGTAGATAAACTAGTTGCTGCTCGACTTAGACCTGCCGGTATTAGCGATGACGGAAATAGTTTTGGATGTAAATTTTGTGATATGAAAGAAGTATGTGTTAAAAATGTAGAACCGCTTAAAAATTGTCGTACATGCAGCCAATGTGTTCCTTACACTGACGGCACTTGGGTTTGCGAACTTGACAGCGAAACTCTACCTATTGATAAACAGCTCATAGGCTGTGAACATTACGAGGCGTTATGATAACTATAGGTATTGACCCAGGACTCACCGGCGCTATCGGCGTGCTCAACAATGGTGTGTTTGTCACAGTTTTAGACATGCCGACGGTTGCTAAGGGTTCTGGTGTCGTTAAAAATGAGGTAGACCCTGCCGGACTCATTACGATCTTGAGAGAACACGCTTCAGCTACTGAGTTTACGTGTGTAGTTTTAGAACGTGTAAACGCAATGCCAGGACAAGGTTCATCTTCTATTTTCAGCTTAGGAGATAGCTTCGGATGCGCTCGGTCTTCTATCGCAGCGTGTCGTTTTGAAACCGTTTACGTTGCTCCGGCGACTTGGAAAAAATATTTTAAACTTACGAGTGACAAAGAATTAAGCCGCTCTTTAGCTGTGCGTATGTTCCCTGAAGCTCCTATTAATCTTAAAAAACACAGCGATCGAGCAGAGGCGTTACTCATGGCGAGATGGCTTTATGAAACGAGGTATAAATAATGATTGACGTAAATGTACAAGGTATCCCTTGCAAAGCAGAAATAGTTAGTGCGTATTACAGTGAACCTGATTACTCGACTTGGGCTAGTGACTGGGATTACAAAGGCGGTTGGGACGATATTGAGTTTAAAGTTTATGATCGCAGAGGTAGACATGCGCCATGGCTTGAACGTAAATTGACTAAAGAAGATGAAAAACGTATAACTCAACAGTTGATTGAAGATGCCGAAGCTGAATAAAAAGAACCCCGCATGAGCGGGGAAGAGGAGAGATAATGAATTAGGGAGCAACTACTCAGTTGCTCCCATTTTACTACCAGGAATGTTTCTATTTTTTCTAGCTTCCAATGCATCATAAATTGACGGGCGTGTCGGCTTTTCAGATTCAATAGAGTTTCTTTTTTCTAACGCATCATAAATTGACGGACGCGCATTACTTTCATAAGTAGGTGGTGAATATTGAGCAGCACCAATACCGCCCACACCTGCTAACTCTGCTCTGTTTAACGCTTTTGCACCGACGTTTGCTTTTGCGTTATAATTTTCTAACGCTCTTACTGCCGCTGCGACTTCATGTGGATCTTTTGACATTAAAAGTTGAGATACCTTATGCGCCACTTTATCTGACATTTGTGAACTGTTGATAACGTCAGTTGTTAAATTCATAAGAGAGTCTTTCCAACCACTTCTAATAGCATCAGAAACTACTCCACCAACGTCTGGTCCTTGCTCAAAACGTTCACGAGCTTGTGTTCTACGTCCGGTTTGAGATCCTCCCATGATTCGATTAGCTTGGTCATAAAGTTGCCCTTCACGCAACATAGCAG